ATTCGATTGATGGTGCTTATGCGGGGATCGCTGATTGTAACATGATCCAAACTTCTTCATATGCTAGTGCTTCTTTCGGCTCACGTTTGGCTTATTAATTTATGAATATATAAAAGGAAAATAACAAATGAAATCGAACTCAAAAGAATTACCAAATATTCAGTGGATCGAGTGTTTTGTCGGGTCAGCTCGAAAAATACAAGGACAATTTACCATTTAATGCTGTAATAAAAAAGATCAATAAATACTACACATTTTCATAAGAAACCAAAACAATGCCTAAAATAACAAAAACAAACGAACTCAAGATAGGCTTATGGGCTACACAATGTTGTCACCGTGATTTGCATAAAATAACAGAAGAAAAAGAAATCACAGATATCATCGACGACTGGGAAGAGGGTATATCCTATGACGTTTATGCGTCCAGAAAAGAAGCCTTGATAGATATTAGAAAATGCTTTGAAGACAAAAACAGAATTATATATAATCGACAAAATGCTAAGAGAGGAGATGTGATGAAAACAAATTCAAAGAACTATCCGATGATACAACGCTTACAAGGCAAAATCCTTGTGCCAACTAACATAACCCAGTCAACAAACGAAGAGGGTGAAGAGTCATACAATTACTGGCAAGTAGCCTTTCCGTTGACATCAAAACTATCCAACGCCGAATTAACAGCAGCAGCCAATAAAGAATATGCAAAACTCAGTCAAATAAAAACTCTCGAAGCAGGTTGTCCAACAAGCCTTGGATTCAGGATTGATTGCATGGATAATAATGTGGCTGATTTTGATAAGACTCTTGGCTTGATAAGTATTTATCCCACAATGACAGAAGTCACCGTGAGAGATTATGACAACCTCAACCACACGATTACAGTCGATCAGTATAAGCAGATGTGCTTGGAACTGGGTGCGCATGTAATGACTGTCCGGCAGGCTTATTGGGCTGATGTGGATGCTGTGTAACGTTTAAGCGGGGACTCATGGTTCAACAAAACCCCGCCTAAATTATTAAGGATTAACACATAAAGCCGGAGTTAAAATGACTGAGCCAACGAGACGGTATAATGACGGAATTGAGCCAACGACTGACCACGATTTATTAATCAGGTTGAACACTAAAATCAGCACGATTTGTTTGTCCCAGGCAGAAACGAACCAGCATTTCAAGGATTTCACTGATAAGATAGAACTCAGGTGTGAGTCAAGATTGAAATTGATTGATAAAGTGAATGATAAAATCCTTGGCAAGTCAATATTCACATGGCTTTTGGGAATTGTAATTGTGGTGATTATGACGGTATTTTCAATAGCTGGGATTAATAAAGTTGAGATCGCAAAGTATCAGCTTATGATTGACGCAAACGCTGAACAAATCAAGTCAAATGCTGATGCTATAAAAATCTTAATTAGCTCTCAACAGAAGGACATAATAGAATGAATTTTGACAGCATAATTATTGAGTTTATCACGAACAATTATTTGACATTGACAATCATGTTCACGGCACTTAAAGGAGTGGCTAAAATAACTCCCTGGGCGTGGGATGATTCCATTGTCTCCCTGCTTTTTGGCGCTTTTAAGTCAATCAATCCGACGAAGAGTGTTGAAAAATGAATACTAAAAAAATACAAGATATGATCATTGACCATGAAGGATATAGGCGATTTCCTTACAAATGCACTGCAGGGGCCACCACTGTGGGATATGGTCGAAACTTGGACTCCAGAGGCATATCAGAAGATGATGCTCTGTATCTGCTCAACAATGATATCCGGGATTGCACTGCAGACTTGCTCTCCATTTTTCCTGATCAATTTGAATCATTCCCAGAAAATATCCAGCTGGTCCTGATTGACATGAGATTTCAAATGGGTTCCGGTGGGTTCCGAAAGTTTAAAAAGATGATCGCCGCCGTTAAGCGAGATGACCCCGGGGAAATGATAAGGCAGATGAAAGATAGTCGCTGGTATCGGCAAGTGCCTGGCAGGGCCGAGGATTTAATTCGGATGATCGAGGTGCTGTGAATCAAAAAAGGCCCACAACAGTCATTTGCTGTGGGCCTTTACTCTTATTCGTTTTCCATCCATGCGATAAGATTTTTCCATACCGATGCATTACAGCTATCACCGTAGGGCATTTCCCGCATGTTAAACCACACCTCTATTTCAGATTTGATATCCCGTTTGATTTGGGATTTTAGATTGTCTGATAACTCATTCCAATGGTTTTTAATCCAATCGCATATCAAACTTGGGGCGTATGATGCACGCCCGATTCCGTAACGTATACCTGCCAGGATAATAAAATCTGTGTCTCTGTCGTCGAGTATTTTATTATTCATGTTTCTCCTTTTCCGCATCGAGCCGGTAATCAAAATCAGAAATATCTGGCCAATCCGAATTATTGATATCAGTTTCCAGCCATTTTGAATAGTTGGCCAATTTCTCGAAATCTCTTGACTTACTACCTTTAAAATTTAGCCTGCAAGCATATTTTATGACGTTCCCGAGCAAGTATCCAATATACTGTTCATGCGTCAATTTTGCTTTGATAATTTCGATAGTTTCAATATTTCCTGTGTCATAATAATTGGATTTCTTGTCTTGACTCATTGTTTTGTTTTCCTTTGGGTTTAACCGTTCGTCTTCTTTTTTCCATTTAGAGGCAGTTTTCCATCCGTAAACATCGTCTCTATCGCAATATTCACACGTGTTTTCCGTTATATCTATCCCAGCTTTTGAAGCTTCTTCAATAAAATCTTTAATCATTTTGTTTCTCCCTTCATTGATGTTTTATTTGTTTTGGGTATCAAATATGAGCCGGCCATTTCCTTCCCAGATTTAAGCCGGTCAATATTCGTTTTTAATTTATAGTTTTCAGATTTTAATTTATAGTTTTCCGTAATTAGCTGTTGGTGCTTTTCTCTCAGTTCTTGGCCTGGGAGGATTATTATCCACGCACATGTGGCGATAACACCGATGCATATTCCGATGACTAACGATTTCATAATCCTCATACCTCCCCGTCTCTCAACTTAACCAAAAATCTGAAACAATCGGCGATGCTTGCTTTTGCGTTTTGAATGAGATGCATGCTGTTTATCTCTTTGAATTTTACAAGCATCTTGTCGTTAGCATTTACGTACGCCAGCACTTTTAGTGCCGTTTGAATCTCGCCTTTTGTCGGTTTTTTCATGATTTATCCCTTTCAAAAAACGCTGTTATAACCCAGTTATCCCTCATTACCACAGACCACCCCATGTACTCAATGATCTCATTATATCTGCTATATCGGCACAAACCATGCTTAATCACGGCCAACACAGTTGGTTTGAGTATTCCCCGGGCCGTCATCCGCTCAATTGCATGGCTGGTGAAATTTACTGCATGATCCAGTTCACGGGCCATATCCCGGTTCATGTCGCATCTTCCTCCTGGAGTTGCCAGCCGACCAATGTCCAGCCATCGACCTCCCTGGGATCCTTGGCATACATAGCACCACAGTTCTTGCAGATCAATTCTTTCCCGTTTTTCGATAGTTCAGTTTCACACTGCTCACATTTTTTCATTAATAGCTCCAATTCGTAGGGACACCGAAATTATCCGGCACATATTCTTTGCGGCCATCGGCAGTGGCGTGCAGCGATTTCGATTCGTAAAAAATACAATTCTCACAATAAACTCTCCCCTGTCCACCCTTCTTAAATGCTGCCTTGGGCAGGCAGTCGGACAGATAGAATTTGCAATCTGGCTTGACAGGGGGTATTTTTTTTAGTTCTTTATATGTGTATTTTCGGGCAGGCGCTGGTATGCTTTTGTCGCGGGATATCCATGCGTCATGCCTGGCCGTCTTCTTGCGCTCAGCTGCACAAATCTTGCATCTGACCCTTTTGTGGGATGTTGACTTTGTCCCCAAAAACCACTTCTCACAGTCAACGCAATAAAAAATCTTATTAGTGAGTTCTGCGCCACATTCTGGGCACATTTTTTTTCTGTATCGACTGCCAGACCCGATATTCGAGCTTTTTCTAAACATCATGTCAGGGCACGTGCTGCCACATTCAAAAAGGAGATATTGTTCCTGGCCAGGGCCAGGGGTGGGTATTCGTATGTCGTTTTTCATTTTGCCCCCTTCCGGCGAAGACCGTATTTCATTGGTTTCCTGTGTGCTGTTTTCTTAAAATCGTAGCAGGACAACGGGAGGCTCCCGCCTTTGACCCGGATGTTCTCCTCAAGGATTTTGATCAACAATGCCTCCCCCTGGCTGGTTGTTTTTTTCTTCATGGCGTCACCGGTGTCTGTGGTGGGC